GTTGTTGGTGGAGATATAATGATGCAGATGGTTGAAGGGGGAGCTAATGGTAACAATATTAACTTTCGTAGCGATACTTGTGTAGGATTTACAAGAAAGGAAGCAACTTTTAGTGAAACCCTAACTATAGCTTCAGGTGGAACTGATGATACAGATATAGATTTTAGATTTTGTAATAAATGGCGACTTGAGATGACAGGCGATATAGCTCAAATGAATTTAATAATGCCAAGTGTATCAGGGAACTTTTTATTAGTTTGCACTACTAATGGAGATCATGATGTAAGTGCTTGGAAAGTATTTAACTCTTCTGAAAGTGCTGCAACTACAGATGATGTTATGTGGGCAGGTGGCATTAAACCTGCGTTTACAGATACTGGTATTGATATAGTTTCATTTTATTGGGATTCTACTGATCAGCAATGTTATGGAGTTGCATCTTTAGCATTTGCAGAACCTTAAAATTATGGCTTTTAAAGATGATATATTAACCTTTGAAGATACAAAAATTATTAATCAACATGGTGATGAGGTTATGATGGACTGGGAAACTGGAATTATGCAAAAATGTGCAGAATATATTTGTCAAAGTAAAGGAGATATTTTAGAAATAGGATTTGGAATGGGTATATGTTCAGACTATATACAAGCACAAGATGTTAATTCTCATACAATAGTAGAGATACATCCACAGATAATATCAAGATTAAATACTTGGGCTTCAGGCAAATCTAATGTTACTATCGTAGAAGGTGATTGGAATAGTGTATCTCTATCTAACTATGATGGAATATTCCTTGATACTTATGGAGATAAGAATTTAGATAACTTTAAGTCATTTGCTACATCTAAAGGTAAGACAGGTGCAAAGGTAACATATTGGAATAATGCACCAGACCAAGTAAATAAACATACTTTTGATAATATAAGTTTTGAAGCAATTAGTATAACACCAAGTGAAAATAAATATACAAGTATAACAGATACTTATTATATGCCAAAGGTGGTAATATAATGCCAACCCCTGGAACAGCATTAACAAATGCCTTTACTCCTAGTACAACATTAGGAACTCACAGTAATGCTATAAATTCTGATGGTATAACTATTATAAATGGTCTTATAGGTAGTGGAAAATTAGTTGTTTGCTTAATGAGTTTTTATCATGATTATGAAGGAAATGAGCCATCTGATGGTGGAAATTATACAAAGATAAGATGTTATTATTCTGAATATACTGGTACAAGTAGAGACCCAGAATTAAAATTGACATACGATGACGCTTCTACAGCTAGTATTTATTCTACAGGTACAGGTAATGATGATGATGGTTATATAAGTCACAACAATTATGATGATACTAAGACCTGGGCAGAAATAAGAGGTGATGAAACTACATCTGGTACATGGCATACTGACTTTTTAACTAATGCTTTCGTAGCAATATATGCAAGAAGATATTCAGGGAGGGGTGCAGTTATAAGAGATTGCACAAGGTCATATTTTGTATTTGATTTAAGTGGAGAAAGTGGAACAGTAGCATCAAGCACTATACATTTCTATTTAGATAATGTTGGTACATCTACAGGAGATTCTGCTAAAATTATAGCAGTTCAAGCAACAACATTAGCAGGCAATGCAGCAGACTTTGGTAATTGTTATGTAGCAGATGCAGTAGCAGTAACACATAATGCAACATTTTTTGGAGCAAATTTTTAATGATAGATGCAATAGATACTTTAAAGACAAGTGGAATTGGAATAGGAGGATGGTGGCTATCTATTAGTGGCTGGTTACCAGAGGTTGTTAGCTTACTCGTAGGGGTAGCTACATTGGTCTACCTCGTAATAAAGATCAGAAAGGAACTGAGAACCTAAAAGGGAGAGCGATATGCCGAGAGCTGATAAAGGAGTGGTCAAGAGAGTAATAGTAACGCCAGATAAGCATTTTCCATTGCATGACCAAAAGGCAATAAATTGTTTAAAGAGAACCATAGAGATAGTAAGGCCAGATGCTTATGTAGATCTGGGAGATGTAGGAGAGTTTCATGCCTTTAGTGCATGGAGATTTAAAAGAAAACAGAAACCCCCATTGGAATATTTAATTGACGATTTTATAAAAGATGTAGAAGATGTTAATAAAGGGATGGATCAAATAGATGAATCTCTTGATAAGGCTGGATGTAAAGAGAAGCACTTTACTGAAGGTAATCATGATAACTGGTTAAATATGTGTGTAGCAGCTTATCCATATTTACCACAATTTAAATTTGCCAATGCTGTTAAGCTGAAAGAAAGAGGATATAAGTATCACTCTTTTGGTAAGCATCTCAAGTTAGGGAAGCTTTACTTCTACCATGGTCATCAATATGGAGGCCAGTATCACACAGCAACTCATCTTAAGAAATTAGGATGTAATATAATGTATGGGCATTGGCACGATTTACAACATATGACTATAACTCATATGGATGGGCCAAAAGCGGCTTGGAGTATAGGATGTCTTAAAGACATGAGTCCAAAAGCTAATGATTGGCTAGACAATAGAAGCGTCAACTGGGCACACGCATTTGCTATAGTTGATTATTATAAACGTGGATTGTTTACAGTTCACATAATACAAATAATAAATGGTAAAACTTCTTTATGGGGTGAATTGATTGAAGGCTAATGGAGACATTTGTAGAGATAATAGAAAGAGTGGGTGTTCCCGTAGCAATGTGTATGGCATTTGGATACTTCATATGGAAGCAAAATCAGTTCATACAGAACGAATTGCAAAGGGAGATGCGTGAATCCTTCGGTAGATTAGAAGGTATTGTTATTGGGCTTATTAACGCCCTTAAAAAACATACTATAGATGTAAAAGAAATAAGGGCAAGTTATAGCTCTCTTGTAGGTATATTAGAGAGGTTAATTGGAAAGGGAAAATAGATGATTCAAGCAGCAATTTTAAATGGAGTAGTAAAGCTATTAGCAAAGCAATTTAAATTAGATAAGATTTTAGAGTATGTTGAGAACCCTAATGATGCTGATAAAAGAATTGATGAGATGGAAATAGATGTATTTACTCTTAAGAAAGAAGTAATAAGATTGGATAAAATGGCTCACGAACCTAGAGATTTTATACAATGCGATTGTTGTAAAAAGAAAATAAAGGAGAAAAAGAAGAAATGAATGAAGCTATAAAACAAGCTATTATTGAATACTTGTTCAATGAAGAGATGAAAGCAAATGTTATCGCATCACTTAATGAGAATATTGATATTCCATTTATAAGTGAGAAGACAGAAGGTAAGATGCTAGATGCATTATATTCATCTGTAGAGGAAGTATTAAAGAATGCAATCCTTAAAGGTTAAAATAAATTATAATTGGGAGAGGAATTGCACAGCTCCTCCTTGGTTCTCTCAGCACGTATGTTCAGATGGTTCGCTTACTGTGGTGTACTCCTCTCCCGATAAATTGAGGAAATGTAATGCCTAAACAAGCTTTAAAATTAATTAATTTCCATGGAGGTTTGAATAATAATTCAGACCCTAGAGATCTAAAGGATAATGAATTTGCTGAACTTATTGATGTTGCTGTTAATAAGCTAGGAAGAATAGTTATGCTTGGAGGGAATACTGCACATGGAGAAGCTCCAGCAAATTCTGCTAGTGGATTTACTGGGAATGTTTATGATGCATATGGTTTTTTTGTATTTAGTAGTGATTTTGATGGGGCTGAAGATCATGGAACAGGAAGTAGAACTTCTACTAATTATTTTGTTATTGCAGATAACGATGACAATAATATATATATGTATAGTACTACTGCTGATGCATGGGATGATGATACAGATAATGCAGGAAGTGGAGTTATAGATGTAAGGAAAGATACTGGTGTTTCACAAAATCTTGAAGCACAATATATTTATGCAGCAGGAGCTTTACGTGTATTTAGTGCTAATTCGCATTCTAATAATAAAGCAATGTGGTATGGAACTGTGTACCGAAGAAGATTTTGGTCCTATAATTCTGCAGGTAGCATAATAGGCCTAACAGAGAGCGCTTGGTATCCTATGCTTATTAATCATTCTTGGCACACAGCTGAAGCAGCTATACCTCCTTTAGCTGTAAAAGGATTTGATGGTGGCTACATAACTGACGCAGCGGATGTAGATTCTGATAATCCTATAGCTGTACTTTTTCAATCTAAAGATGTATCTGGTAAGTCTATAGAATTATCTGATGCTGGAGCTACAATGTCTTCAGATAAGCAATGTATTAAAGCCGAAGTTGATATTACAGCTTCAAATGACAGAATAACATTTAGTACTACTGATACAGCTCAATCTACAACTCCAAATGTAGAATATTTTTGCAGTGTAGGGGATTGGATATGTATGACTTTTGGTGCCGTATCTGCAAATGATACTAATCCAATGAAGGTCCTTGAAGTTTCTAGTGCATCTGATCCTGAATATATTACAGTAGATTATAGTCTAACTGATTCTACTAATGATATAGTACATATACATAATTTATCTAAAACTGCATGGTTTGATCCAGATCTTTCACGTATAGAATGTGCTGTATCTACCCTGTATGATGAAGAAAAGCAGGAATCAGAATTATATATTAGCGATACAGTGAAAGCTCCTGCACTGTGTGACACTGCAGGTGTCAATTCGCCAGTCTGCGGAATGCTCGAAGCTACAATTGATTTTATAGCTAAAACACATCAATCTACCGCAGCTCTTACAGAGATACCATATAGGGTATCTGGGTGGAATATTTATTTTAGAAGAACTGATGGAACTAATGCTGGCCCTTGGTATTTACAGGCAGAGGTAGATATAGAGAAAGGGATTAGACCTTTAGGTATTGATACATGGACTATTTGGGAGTCAGATTTTGAACATAATCAAACCAATGATGCAGCCTTAGCTACAACTGGAAGAATTAAATCAATGAATACTGCTATAACATATGAGCAGAATACAGGCAGAACTAGTTCTACTGATAGAGTTGGATGGCCTGCAGGTCAGTCAGGTCACTGTAGAAGTGCTGTTGTATTGAATAACAGAGCTTATTATGGAAATGTTAGTTATACTGATGGTACTGATTCTAAATATTTCCCAGATTCTATTATTAAATCGGATGTAGGAAAGTATGATTCATTTACATCTGAAAGTAGCAGACTTGTAGTTGATGCTGATGATGGAGATAATATAACTGCTTTAGCAGGATTTGGTGATAGATTATTTCAATTTAAAGAAAAAAGTTTGGCAATAATTAATGTATCTCAATCTGTTGAATTTGTAGAAGAGGTTCATAAAAATAAAGGCGTTTATCATTCTGCAAATGTATCTACATTTCAATATGGTATTGCTTGGGCAAGTAGAACTGGATGCTATATGTATGATGGTCAAAAAGTTACAGACCTTTTAATTAAAGATGGTATTAGGGTGGTAAGCAAAGCTACATGGGATTCTTTTTATGATGATAATTTACTTGTTGGATATGAGCCTAAAGAAAGTCAACTTATCCTTGTTAATAGTGGTGATGGCGGTGGAAATGGTTCGTCAATGTTTTATGACGTTGTTACAAGATCATGGATTAAAGGTTCTGCAGCAACTTTTGACGGAGGAGATAAGTCTAATTTTGTTAACGATTGGAATGGAGACTTATGTCATTTTGTTGAAAGTGATAATACTGTTTACAAGTGGGACCATAGTCCAGATAGTAGTGCAAATATTGTTATAACAACTAAAGATTTTGATTTTGGAGATGCTTCTGCAAGAAAGAAGATTTATAAAGTTTATCTTACGTTTAAAGGAGATGCTCGTAATGTCGAAGTTCATTATGGTGTTGATGGCCTTGCTCCAGCATTAACATTTAATAGTATTACAAGTGACACTGATGGATCAAGTACTGGATCTGGGACTGCTGCAAAGTGTATTGCATATGATGCAGGGACCACTGATTGGTTAAAGGCTGAATTAAAACCAAGCTCTCCTATAAATAATGTAAATAGCTTTCAATTAAAGATTAGTGGAGATGGTAGTAATGCAATAGAATCAGATTTTGAAATTAATGATATAACAATAATATATAGAGTAAAGAATATAAAATAATGGATAGGATACAAAGAGTATCATTGCATGCAAAACAAAATAGGATTTCAGTCAAAAATGGAGTTCCATCAGTAGA